TGACTAAACGTGCTGGTGAAACACTCCCACACTTTGCAACCGATGTCGCTAAGTCTCTCGTAGCTAAATTCTACGAAGATGAAGCAATTATGGAAGCTCTTAAAGCCGCTGATGCAGCCTTTGAAGCAGCCATGCAAGAATTTGGTAAGTCTGACGTAGACGGCGAGTTCGCTACCTCTGCTGACAAACTGGATGCTCTCGTAAAGTCCTACATGGACGAAAACCAACTGAAAAAGAGTGACTTTGCCAAGGCTTATGCTGCTGTAGCAAAGACCGATGCTGGTAAATCACTTATCAATAAATCCTATAAAGGGGAATAAATATGTCCGTAGTACAATCGCGTGATAACCGCACCTTTGAAGCCTATACCGATCTTAGTGCACAACAGTTTAAATTCGTAGAAGTTGGTGAAGTTAACTCCGCTGGCGAAGTTATCATCCAAGTTAACGTAACTGACGGGGGCGGTACAGTTGTTGGAGTCCTTAACTCAGGTGCACCACAAGATGGCGCTTGCACAGTAACAGTAACAGGCCGCACTATGGTTCAGGCTAGTGAAAACATCGGCGCTGGCGCTCCAGTTACTTCAGATGCCTCTGGCCTTGCACGTAAGGGTGACCAAGTTGGCGACACAGTCTTAGGTCGTTGCGTAAAGGCTTGCTCCACTGGCGGATACGCTGAAATTGAATTGTTTCTTGGCGGAAACGTAGTAGAAGCTTAATAGCTAAATTAAGGATATAATAATATGCCAATCTTGACCCCCACTAATGTACATTTGGATCAACCTTTGTCAAACTTGACACTGGCCTATGTACAATCCCAAGACACATTCATTGCTGACAAAGTATTCCCAACAGTTGGTGTTGCTCGTCAGTCTGATAAGTTTTACATCTATGACCGTGCGAATATGAATCGCTCTGGTGACGTTAAAATCTTAGCTCCCCGTACAGAAGTTAATCGTATCGGCATGGCTATCTCTAACTCTGCTTACTACACAGATGTTCGTGGCCTTGGCATGGACTTTGATGAGCAGACTATCGCTAACGAAGACGAAGTGTTGGAAATCCGTTCTGCTGGTGCTCAAACTTTGATGATGCGCTTGTTGATCGACCGTGAAGAGAAGTTCGCTAGTACCTTCTTTACTGGTGGTGTTTGGACTACAGACGTAACTCCTACTAACTTGTGGTCAGACTACACACAGTCTACTCCAATTCAAGACGTAACTGTCGGTATGCGTACTGCACAGCTTAAGTCTGGTGGTTTCAAGCCAAACACAATGGTTGTCGGTAAAGAAGTACGCGACATCCTGATTAACCACCCTGATATCCTTGCACGTTTGAATGGTGGTTCTACCATCAACAACCCTGCATTGGTAACAGACGGTAAGTTGGCTGAAATCTTCGGCGTAGAGAACTTCTTCGTCATGGAAGCTGTTGCAAACACTGCTCCAGAAGATGTTGCTGGAACTGAAACTAACGCCTTTATCGGTGGTAAGAATGCACTGTTGTGCTACACACCACGCGCTTCTGGCCTGATGACACCTGCTGCTGGTATGACATTCGCTTGGAACTCAATTCCAGGTGTTTCTAACCTCGGTGTTACTGTTGAATCATTCTCTGATGATGCGCTGAAGCGTCAGCAAGTTGCAGAGCACATTCAAGTTAAAATGGCATACGACATGCAAGTAGTTGGCCCTGACTTGGGTTACTTCTTCGAAGAAGTTGTAGCTTAAACTAAAGGTGTCCGAAGGGTGTAGTATCTTTCGGACACACCTCTAAAGAGGTAACCTAAGTTACCCAATAATAATAGACATAAACATCATCTCAAAAGAGAAGTCACACACATGAAAGCTAACGCTGATATGCACCCTACATACTTAGGGTTCCAAATTGACTGGCCCGTTTTCGTTAAGATTCCATTCTCAAGTGGTAATCGAAACTGGACCAAAGGTGAAGAATACAAGTGGGCAGAACTAGGTTTCGATCAAGCTGCTGTAGCCCGACTATACGCTACAAACTTCATTCATCACAACCGAGCTTTAGAGGCTCAGAATAAAGTAGGCGACCGTCTGCATGAAATGAGCGCCTCTCAACTACACTCCCTTGTGATCCAACTCAATGCAGAGCTTAAGAGCCGTACAGTTTCACAGAAGGATTACGATAAGAACCGCTGTAAGCAGTCTAAGATTGAGGCCAAACAACGGGGTCTTATTCGTAGGTGGTTGTACTCAAACCAGTGGTCTGAAGAGTTCTACTACGACCTAAGGGATCGTATCATAGGTGATAAACCTACCACAGAAGAATAAACACATAGGATGACCTGATGGCCTTTAGTTACGATGATACAGACCTTACTACAGACACAGCATCAGGTCGCCTTAATGCTACCCGACTACTCTTGGGAGACACTAACTCAGGTGACCCTCAAGTACAAGATGCAGAAGTGAACTTTTCCCTGTTACAAAATGGTGACAATGTGTACTTCTCAGCAGCTTGGCTTGCTCGTGTAGTAGCCTCTAAGTATGCCCGTGAGGTAGACACAGAGCTAGATGGTCAGATGTCTGCTGACTTCTCTCAGATGGCAAAGGCTTATACTAAGCTGGCAGACAGCCTTGAATACCAAGGTAAAACCTCAGGTGCTAAACTAGGTGCCTACGCTGGTGGTATTACTAAGACTTCTGTTGGTGTAGCTCGACTGTTGCCTAACAGGGTTGAACCATCTTTCCGTAGGGACCAGTTCCATAACCCACCTAACCAAGACAGTAGCTTTACTGACCAAGATGGATACTAGGGGGTAACCAATGTCTTCACTCATGTCTAATAGCCTGCTGACCTTAGTTAATAGGTTTGGTAGGACTGCTACACTACAGAAGAACTCTTATGCAGCCTATGATCCAGCTACAGGTTCCGTAGGCACTAACACTTCTACTAATTACACAGTTAAGGCTTACTTCGCTGAATACGAACTTAGTGAGATCAATAACGACAGTGTTGTAATGGGTGACCGTAAGGCAGTGTTTCCTAGTGTAGATACAAGTGGTGTTACCCTACCTGAACCTGATGCTGATGATATTGTTGTAGGTGTAGGTGACAAGGTTAAGATCGTTAGTGTGTCTAAGATTTACTCTGCTGATACATTAACCTGTTATATCTGCCAAGTGAGGGAATAATTGCATGGTTACTCAAGTTACCATTAGCCCTAGCTTTCAAAAGAAGATGTCTAAACTACAACAACTCATAGGCGACAACATAGCTGAAAAACTTACTAGCTTAGGTCATTACGCCGTAGAAATCTCCCCTGTCTATTCAGGTGCCTTCGTACAGTCTTGGTCATTGGTTCCTATCGGCTCTGGTGGTGGTAGATCAAGAGCTTCAGCTTACGGTAAAACTGAAGAAGAGGCATCTAGGCTGAAGAACAAAGGCCGTGCTGATGCTGAAACTAAGAAGTCTGAAGCTAAAGACTTAATAGACGGTGACGTAAACAAAATTAAAGACCGGATACTAAAAGACGGTGGTGCAGTCCTTACGAATAGAGCGCCTCACGCTAAGATTGTTGATGATAAATACCTCACCATCCAACGTGTCAAGAATAGGTTTAGATAATGGCTTCTGTATATGACGACATTCGTAAAGTATTAGAAACCACCTTGGCTGGTATCACTGACGTCCCTGAGATTGCTTGGGAGAATGTTACCTACACACCAACTACAGGCACAAGTTATCTAAAGGCTAGGTTTGCGCCTACCCGCAGAGAGCCTTCTGTACGAGGTCTTAACCCTCAGATGTATTACCAAGGTATCTTTGTAGTAGATGTTTATTGCCCTGAGGGTACTGGACCTTCTGTAGCTGATGATCTTGCTAACACAATAATTGATACTTTCGATGCACCTAACGACCTCACTGTAGATGGTACTTCATTAACCATTCAATATGCAGAACGAGAACTTGGCACTCAAGAAGGTGCCTTCTACAGAATACCCGTTGTAATTTCGTGGTATATTTATAACTAGCAGGAGATAGCCTAAATGGCCTTTGCACAGAATAGCCGTAGCGGTCTTAGCTACATCGTAGAAAGCACTTTCGGGACTACCCCCACTGGTGACTTTACAGCAATCCCACAGAATACTAACAGCCTTAACCTGACTAAAGATCGTGTTCAAGGTAATGAAATCCAACCTGATCGTATGCTTCGTGTAGACCGTCATGGTAACCGTCAAGTCGGTGGTGACATTGTAGTTGACCTTCGTGACAGTGATCTTGACCCTTTCCTTGAGAGTGCCATGTTTGGTGTTTGGGATGCTACACCAGTAGCTGCACCTGATGTACTCAAGACTGGTGTTACACCTAAATACTTCTCTATTGAAGATGCTGCTAATGACATTGCTCAGTACCGCCTGTTCACAGGTATGGCTGTAAGCTCCCTAGCCATCTCTATTGCCCCTAACCAAATGGTCACTGCTACCTTCTCCATGATGGGTAAGGACATGACTATTAGTGGTACAGGTAAAACTGTTGTTGCTGCTTCAGGTGCACAACCTTTTGATGCTTACTCTGGTGTCCTTGCTATCGGTGACGTAGCCTCTGCAACTACAGCAGCTATTGTGACCTCTATTGACTTCACCATTGATAACGGCATCGCCCCCACCTTTGTTGTTGGTAGTGAATCTACACCACAGCTTGAATACGGTATGGCAGCAGTAGAAGGTACATTCACTGCATACTTTGAAGATGCCTCCTTGATTAACCGCTTCATTGATGAAGTCGAGAGTGAACTGATTGTCAATGTAAACGATCCTACAGGCAACAACCAATACACCTTCACATTCCCTCGTATCAAGATCAACGGTGCTGACGTACCTGTAGATGGTGCAACAGGCTCACGAGTAATCACCCTTCCTTTCGTAGCTCTCTATGACGCCACAGAAGATTCTAACTTGATTATCTCCCGTCCCGACACCTCTGCTTAAGAGACCCTCGTAAGAGGACAGGGCTGGGGCTTATCGTCGGGTTAGGTTCCAGCCTGCCAAATTATTACCCGACACAATCAAACTAAGGAAATCCCGATATGGACCTAATGAATTTTATCCCGACCATTGACACCATTGATGTTGTAGTTAAGAACCCTAGTACGCTAGAGCCTCTGACTAACGAAGATGGTAGTGAAATGACTATCACTGTATATGCACCTCACACTAAAGAGTACAAGGCTGCTGTACACGAACAGACTAACATGCGCCTAAAGCAGATGCAAACTAAAGGCAACAAGAACACAGCCATTACAGCAGAAGAGCTTGAAGCGGCCTCCATTAAGATGCTTTCTAAGACCACTAAGGACTGGAACATCACATTCGGTGGTGAACAACCTAAGTTTACTGTAGAGGCTGCTAAGAAGCTGTACCAAGATGTATTCTGGATTAAAGAGCAGATTGAGGACGAGGTAGCTGAGACTGAGGTTTTTACTCAAGTCTAGCATCTGATTTACTTGAGTGGGCTGAACACCAGTTCCTACTTAACATACCAGACGCTAGTGGTACTACCAAGAGAGAACACCTAGAGTCAGTAGAAAGGCAGGTCGGACACAGCTTGAAAGAATTGGAGCCTCCTACAGAGTTTCCTAACATTCTTGCTAATGTCTGGTCTGCCTTTATTGCTTTGAACAACTGTAGAAGCCAAGGTTTCTCAGGACCAAACCCGATAAGTTACCGAGACATAAAAGACTACAAAGAATTAACTGAAAGTCCTATATCCCCTAAAGAGGTTAATCTCATAAGGGAATTGGACGGGGTTTACATGAGGACTGCAAATGGCTGACGATATCCAAATCTTCGTAAAGGTTGTGGGGCAAAAGGATATTATATCCACTACTAACAGCCTTAACAAAATGGAAAGCGGCGTTAAACGCCTTTCTAAAGATTTATCTAAAGGCCGTATTAGTGGTGACCAGTATTCCACAGGTTTGAAAGAGCTTCGTAGGGGTGTGGACAGCCTATTCCCAAGCTGGCAGAAAGCTAAGACTGCTG